ATGCGAAAGATAGAAAAAAGAAAAGAGCTGCGTTAAACAAAGAATTAGCAAGAAAAGGTCGTACAGCTAAACAATATAAAAAATGGTTGGCTAAAAATAAAGATAATCAACCTACTTTTGGAAGAAGATGATAAAAATATCAAAACTAACTGAACTTGCTACTATGGTGTATCACAAGACACCAAAGAAAAAACATCTAAGAAAGATGGAAATGAATACGCCAAATTTTTTAGATGTCATCATTCCACGTCAATTTCCACCATCAAATGAAAGTCGTTCTACATATCAAGAACTAAAGAAGTTACAATCAGTAGATAGAGATGATGATTATGTAAAAAAGTTTGATAACGTTGATAAAGTTTACGTAGATTTATTAGAAGAGTTTGGGGTGTATACAAAAAAATTAGAAAAACTAATAAATACAGCCCTAAAAGAATCAACAAAATTTATTCTCAGAGAGAAGTTTAAACACAACCGTCCAAGACCACATCAACTAGCTGAGTTCTATGGTATGGATTTAAATGGTACTGAATTAGATAGTATGAAAACACCATCGTTTCCAAGTGGACACGCAGCGCAAGGTTATCTTATAGCTGAATTATTGAAGTTACGTGTACCACATATGGGTACTGCTTTAGATGATTTAGCAGAGAATATAGCTTACTCAAGGATAGTTGCAAAAGCACATTATCCATCAGATAAAGCGTATGGTAAAAAATTTGGTAAAAAGTTATCTATGTTTTTTAGAGAAAATTTAAATGAAGAGTTTGGCGCACCTACAGGAGTTTTACCATCACCAAGTCGTAAGATGGTTAAGAAGATGAAAAGAAAAGGACACACTTCAGTACCTTATGGTAGTGGTTACAAAAAATTCAAAGAAGCCTTTGCAGTCAGAGGTAACAAGGTAGAGAAATTTATTACTGGTAAGAATGTTACATATAAGGGTAAGAAGTATAAAGAGATAGAGTATGAGTTAGTAAAAGTAGATAATTCTCAAAAAGCAGTCTTACTAAGAATCTTATCACCTAAAAAATTATTTGGACAAAAGGTAGCTGTGAGATTTCAAACACTTAGAAGAGGTCCTTTTTTTAAAACCGATACAAGTAAGGGAATAAAAGAATCAATAGATTTACCACGTGGGATGGAACTTGGAAAAGTATTTACAGGTCACGGATTTGCATTTGAAGCTGTGGATAAAGTTAAAAAAGTAGTTGCTATATATCCAGGTAGATTCCAACCATTTGGTCCTCATCATAAAAAAGTTTATTTGGCGCTGAAGAAAAAGTTTGGTGATGCATACATCGTTACTTCCAATATAAAATCACCACCAAGACATCCTATGAACTTTGCAGAGAAAAAAGCACATATGGTTAAGATGGGAATACCAGCAAATAGAATTGTTATGGATAATCCATATAATCCAGCTAAGCTAACTAAAACATTTCCAAAAGATACAGCAGTTGTTTTTGCAGTTGGTGCAAAAGATAAAGGTAGATTATCTGCCGGTAAATACTTTTTAGATTATAATAAAAATAAAAACAACTTAGTGGGTTATCAAGATAATGGTTATGTAATTCAAGCACCTCACGTATCCGTTAAAGTAGCAGGTAAAGAAGTAAGTGGAACGGTTATGAGACAAGTGTTAGGAAGTGATAAAATTAAACCAGAACAAAGGAAAAAATTATTCAAACAATTATTTGGTTATTATGATGAACGTCTATATAAGATGATGATAGGTAGTTTCTAATGAAAACATTATCAGAAGATTTAATAAAAAGGTTTCTAAAAGAATCCACAATAAATAATTCTGCCTTTATTGATGATGCTCCACCTACATTTTATAAAAGTTTTAGTGAGTATAGGGATAAATCAAAACAATGGTTAGATGGGTTGTATTCTGAATTAGGTTGGCAAGTAGTTGATTATATGATAAGTGATGGTGCAGAAGATCCTGGCTTTGATTACAAACTTAGATATAGGGCGTTAGGTTCACCTACTTTCGGAGATGCTGGAACTAAACGTGGAGCAAAAGAATCAGTTACTTTATGGAAAAAAAGAAAACAAAAAGAATTATCTCAGTTAGGTTGGGAAGTTGTAGCTTGGTTAGGAGAAAAAGAAGCCTATAAAAGTGTTATTGGAACAATACTTGCGCCTGGTGCTAATCAAAAAAGAGAGGTATCTGAAAATAAAGTTCAAATGTTTTCTAAAGAATGGTGGTTAGAATCTTTAAAAACAGAAGATGATGTTGTTAAGAATAAAAAGACTGGTAGTACCTATGTTGTAAAAAAACACAATCCTAAAACACAAGATATAGTAAAAAAAGATACAACATCTAAAATAGTTAAAACAAAACCTTACTCAGATGAACAAGCTGAAGAAGAGGTTGGTGAATATTTTGAAAATGATTTTGCTTTTAAATCTATGCCAGGTTTAGCTAAAGATGAAAATGATTTAAAACAAAAGATATTAGATGCTCCTGAAGAAACTTTATCTAATAACGATTTAAAAAATATGATGAATACAGATGCAGCTGATGTAGCTAAATCTGATAACCCGATAAAGTATGCTAAACAAAAAGCTATAGAGTATGATAAGAGTTGGGATTATATAACTAAGAATATCAAAAGTGGCGCAGCTCAAGAAGCTCCTATTGCAGTTAGAGATAAAAATGGTAATATGTGGTTATTAGCAGGAAATACACGATTGATGGCTCAAACAGCTTTTGGTAATAAGATACCCGTTAAAGTAATAAATTATGATAAAGAAATAAAAGAACCTAAAACAGAAATCAAAGAGGACTTACTAATAGAGGGTATGACTTTAGAAGAGGGAGTAAAATTTGATAATTTTTTAAAAGATTTAGCTAATCGTGGTAAACAACCATTAGAAAAAATTAGAAAATCGATGATGAACAAAAATACTCTTTCTGTAGCTAAACTAAATAACTTTAGTGTAGACAAACTATTTCAGAATGGTAGAAAAGGGTTTCAAGCATATCAAAAAATTATCAACTATGTTCCTGATAAATTAGCTAAGAATTTAGCTAAAACAAAATTAGGACAGAAAAAAGAAAAAGGATTAAAAAAATTAGATAACTTTTTACAAGAACATCCAAAGTTAAAAAGAGTTATGGGTATGGGTGCAGCGGCAGCGGTAACTTATGCTTGGACAAAGATGACGTTTATTGGAGATCCAGAATACGATTTAGATTTATCTTCAGCAGCTACAGCAGCTGCTACAGGTGATGTTTCGTTTAGTGATTTATTTGCTGGTGAAATGGGAACTAAGTTTTTAGTACTTACTGCAGTTGGTGCCACTACAGGTTTAACTGCACCTTACGTAAAAGCTTTTGGTAGTGTTGGTACGATGGCTGCAGGACTAAGTTTTGGAGCTTTTAGAGCCTATAAGAAAAGAAAAGAATCTAAAGTAGATAAACAAAAAACAAAAACAAAAAGTCCTGATGTAGTGAAAAACCCAAACCCACGTGGTAGAAAAAAGATGATATCTACACAAAGTGCAGTTAGGTGGGTAGCAAAAAACAAAGGTAATAAAGCAGCTTTAAAATATGCAAAGAGTTTATCGGAGGTAAGTAAAACAGGCACCCCAAAAGGTTCTGAAGAAATTGGTGGGTATAAAGGATTTGTGGATGAAAAAGATTACGAATCTTACAAGAAGTGGATTTCAAAATCACTTCGTGTTCAATTACTTGAGGGTGGTGCTGCTGGACATATGAATCATCCATTTGATGATGCTGATTTAACTTTTGGAGATTTGAAGAAGATAATAAAATTAGGACTAAGTGGTAAACTTAATCGTGAGGATAACGTTACAGAAAAACTTGATGGACAAAACTTACTAATTAGTTGGAAAGGTAATCAGTTAGTAGCAGCTAGAAACAAAGGACAGCTAAAAGGTTTTGGAGAAAACGCTTTAAACATCAATGCTGTAAAAAGTTTGTTTGCTGGTAGAGGAGTTATCAAAGATACATTTGTTTTTGCTATGAAAGATTTAAGTAAAGCTATAACTAAGTTATCAGATAAACAAAAAGAAAAAGTTTTTGGTAATGGTAAGAGGTGGATGAACTTAGAGGTTATGTATCCAGCATCTGCTAATGTAGTTAATTATGATGGAGCTTACTTGGTTTTTCATAACGCCACAGAGTATACTGAAGCTGGTGTAGCTAAGAAGATTGATGCATCTTTGGCTCGTATATTAGAGGGTATGATTAGACAAGTAAATCAACACGTACAGAAAAAGTTTACTATTTCTAAACCCAATTTTTTAAAAGTAGCTAAAACACAAGATTTTGCTAAGAGACAAAAATATTTTTTATCGAAGTTACAGAAATTACAGAATATTTATAGACTAAAGGATAATGATACTTTAGGTAAGTATCACGAAACTTATTGGATGGAATTCATATATAATGCATCTAAACAATACAAGTATAGAATTCCAAGAACTGTTTTACTTAAATTAACAAAAAGATGGGCATTCTTAGACAAAAGTTTTAGGTTAGATAAAAAGAATATAAAGAATGAAAAGTTTTTAGATTGGGCTAAATCTACAGACAAAAAAGATTTGAAAAAGTTACAAAAAGATAATATAAAACCATTTGAAATTTTATTTTTTGAATTGGGTGCAGAGATACTTAAAAACGTTAGTGGTTTCTTAGCAGCGAATCCAAAAGCAACCGTGGCTAAGATGAAGAAAGAAGTTGATGCTGCAGTTAAACAACTCAAATCTGCAAAAGATGTATCTAAGTTAGATACTTTAAAAAGGCAGTTAGAGAAGTTTCAGGCTATTGGTGGTTCAGATGCTATCGTTCCATCAGAGGGAATTGTTTTTAAGTATAAAAATAAGATATATAAGTTTACAGGTGCATTCGCACCAATCAATCAAATCCTCGGATTATTAAAGTTTGGATAAATTATATGGCTGGTTATAGTAAAGAATCGGAAAGACAAAATAAAGCGTTAAAATCTATCTTACGTGGAGAAGCTCCTGAGAAAAGAGTACAAGTAGGATACAATGGAGATAAGGATGGAAAGGCTTGGGAAAAGCAAGGTGATAAGATAGATAGATTATCAGAGATAATGAAAGAAGTACGGATGCCGTGGTTTTGTCCTGAGTGTAAAAAAACGATGAAAAATCGTTTAGATGATAAAATGTGGAGATTATTTGGACATTGTTTTGATTGTCAAGTAACTATAGAAAATAAACTTCGTATTTCAGGTGAATATGAAGAATGGGAAAAGAATAAGATAGAAGAAAATAAAAAAGCGTTTGTAAAAGATATGTTACAAGGATTAAAGGAGTGGAGAGAGCAAACAAGTCCTGAAGTTCTACACCAACCATATGTTGATGGATACAGCGTTGATTCAGAAAAATTAGAGATTAGTGAAAAGACAAGAGAACATATGAACAAGATGGCAGATGAAGCAGAAGAATATTTACATAGTTTGGTAGAAGATGAAACAGTCAGTAACGATTAGTACAGAAGTACTTGATAAATTATTAGAGTTAGTATCTAATCTAAAAGAAATATGTAGAGTGTATCACGCAGATAATCATAAAGATATGGATAGTGCTTTACACGCTTTTACTGAAGTAGAAAACGAAATTCACAAATTTGCTGGTAAAGAGGGAATATCCCTTGATGATATATTAACAAACATCGGTTTAACAAGACACGGAGAGGCATAGTATGAAAGGCTTAGTAAAAATAATAATGGCTATCTTAGGTATCTTAGGGCTAAGTGGTAAGGCATCTGCTAAGAAAAAAGCAGAAGTCAAGAAGATTGATAAGAAAGTAAAAGAAGTTAAGAAAGCTAAAAAGGTAGTACAAAAGAAAAAAGCTACAGTAAAGAAAGCTGTTAAAAAAACACCTAAAAAGAAACCAAGTGTCAAGACAGCAAGAGTTGCTAGAACATCATTGAAAGCAAGAGCTAAAAAATGAGAAGAATTTTAAATTTATTTTTCTCTGATAATGCAGAGTTTACAATAAAATTTATTGTTAGTATGTTAACTGCTATCGCACTACTTGCGGTAAGTCTTGGTGCACAAACTACATTTACTGATGAGGAAATGATTAACCTTGAGAATGATTTTATCTATTTAGAAAACAAAGTAGATTCTTTATCATATCAAGATAGTCTTAAAGCAGTTATGATTACTACACTTGAAGAAGAAATTAAACTAACTAATGAACAACTAGCTCTTACAGAGAAAAAAGTTAAGTTAGTTAAACCAAGTTGGTATGAAAATAAATGGTTGTACTTTGGATATGGTTCTGTATTATCGTATGCAGTAATCACACTTATCAACCAAACAGGAAAGATAATTGGCTAATCCAGCACCATTAAAAGAAGCTATTAGAAAAGAGTATCTTAAATGTGCAAGTGACCCAAACTACTTCGTAAAGAAGTATTGTGTCATTCAACATCCAATGAAAGGTAAGATACCTTTTGATTTGTATGAGTTTCAAGAAAAAACTATGTCTGATTTATTGTTACATAGATTTAACGTTATCTTAAAAGCTAGACAATTAGGTATATCAACTCTTACAGCTGCTTACTCACTATGGATGATGACTTTTAATCAAGATAAGAATATATTGGTTATAGCAACTAAACAAGATGTTGCTAAGAACTTGGTTACTAAAGTTCGTGTGATGCACGCAAATTTACCTACTTGGTTAAAGGCAAAGTGTGTTGAAGATAATAAATTAAATCTTAGATATAAAAATGGTTCTCAAATCAAAGCTGTATCAAGTGGTGAGGATAGTGGTCGTTCAGAGGCATTGTCATTGTTGATACTTGATGAGGCAGCATTTATTGATAAGATTGATACAATATGGGCAGCAGCATCTCAGACGTTATCAACTGGTGGACAATGTATCGCACTATCTACACCTAATGGTATTGGTAATTGGTTTCACAAAACTTGGATGGATGCTGAAGATGGTATTAATGATTTTAATTTTATAAAACTTCATTGGACTGTACATCCAGATAGAGGGCAAGAGTGGAGAGATGAACAAGATAAATTACTTGGTCCATCCCTTGCAGCTCAAGAATGTGATTGTGATTTTATAAGTTCAGGACAAACTGTAATTGATGGTGTTTTACTTGAAGAACAAAAAACTAAGTTTGTTAATGAACCTATGGAAAAACGTGGAGTAGATAGTAATTTATGGATATGGGAACCACCAAATTATACTAAAGATTATATAGTTAGTGCTGACGTTAGTAGAGGAGATGCTTCAGACTTTTCAGCATTTCATATACTTGAGTTAGAAACTTTAAAACAAGTAGCAGAATACAAAGGTGTTTTGTCTACGAGAGATTTTGGTAACTTATTAGTTAATATATCTGCAGAGTATAATAATGCATTACTCGTTGTGGAGAATAACAATATTGGTTGGGCAGCTATTCAACAAGTAATAGATAGAGGTTACCCTAACCTATTCTATATGAGTAAAGATTTAAAGTATGTTGATGTAGAACATCAAATGACAAATAAACATTATAGAGAAGAAAAGAAGATGGTACCTGGTTTCACAATGTCAATGAAAACAAGACCATTAGTTGTTGCTAAATTAGAAGAATTTTTTAGAGAAAAGTTAGTAGAAGTTAGTTCAAATCGTTTAATTGATGAGTTGTTTGTATTTATATATAACGGGCAACGCGCTGAGGCAATGAGAGGATACAATGATGACTTAGTTATGTCATATGCTGTAGCTCTATGGGTAAGAGAAACTGCTCTTAGATTACGTGCTGAAGGTGTTCAATTACAGAGAAAAGCTCTTGATAGTATGAATCAGTATAATAGTCAAGGAGTCTATACTAACAAAACAGATAAAGCCGATTCTTGGAAATGGGAAGTCGGTAAAAATAAGGAAAGCCTTGAATGGCTTTTATAGTGAGGTAAAAAATGGCTGATACATCATTATTTGGTAGACTACAAAGATTGTTTTCTACAAATGTAATAATCAGAAACGTTGGTGGAAGAAAATTAAAAGTAATAGATACCGATGAAATACAAGCTAATGCTAAATCACATTTAGTAGATAGATATACTAAGCTGTATAAAGGTAGCGCAGGTCCTTTAGGATTGAGTGGTTATTCAGATACCGCTATGGTTCGTACTGTAAGGTTAGGATTATTCAAAGATTATGAATCTATGGATGCTGACCCAATCATTAGTTCTGCATTAGATATTTACGCTGATGAATCAACAATGAAATCAGAGTATGGAAATGTATTAACTATAAATTCAAGTAATAAAAATATACAAGAAATCTTAAATAACTTATTTTATGATATTCTAAATATAGAATTCAATCTCTGGCCGTGGATTCGTAATATGTGTAAGTACGGAGATTTCTTTTTAAAATTAAACATCGCAGAAAAATATGGTATTACAAATGTAGAACCAATGTCTCCATATGATTTATCGAGAATAGAGGGAATGGATCCTGAGAATCCTGAAATGGTGAAATTTGTACAAGAAACATCAGACCCAAGACGTTCAGTATCAACTATTAAGACAGAGTTTGAAAACTTTGAAATAGCACACTTTAGAATGTTGGCTGATACAAATTATCTACCTTATGGTAAATCTATGATTGAGAGTGGTAGAAAGATATGGAAACAATTATCTCTTATGGAAGATGCAATGTTAATCCATCGTATTATGAGAGCACCAGAAAAGAGAGTGTTTAGAGTAGATATTGGAAACATACCACCAAACGAAGTTGACAACTATATGGGGCAAATTGTTGATAAGATGAAGAAAGCACCTATTATAGACCAAACAACAGGCGAATATAATCTCAAGTACAATATGCAGAACATAACAGAAGATTTCTTCTTACCTGTTCGTGGTGGAGATAGTGGAACACAAATCGATTCATTACCAGGTTTAACATATGAAGCTACCGATGATATCGAATACCTCAGAAATAAAATGATGGCTGCACTAAGAGTACCAAAAGCTTTCTTAGGATATGAAGAGGGATTAGGTGCTAAAGCTACATTAGCAGCTGAGGATGTGAGATTCGCTCGTACCATAGAAAGATTACAAAGAATTACAGTATCAGAGTTAACTAAGATAGCTATTGTTCATTTATATGCACAAGGATTTAAAGATGCTGAATTAGTAAACTTTGAATTAAATTTAACAAACCCATCTACAATATATGAAACAGAAAAAGTAGAGTTGTGGAGTAGTAAAACACAATTAGCATCTTCGATGTTACAAGATGGGTTAGTTTCTTCTGATTGGATTTACTCAAATGTATTTAATTTCAGTAACGATGATATTAAAGAAGAGAGAGAAAAGATAATAGATGATACTAAAGAAAAGTTTAGACGCTCTCAGATAGAAAATGAGGGTAACGATCCTGAAAAATCAGGACAATCACAAGGAACACCAGCAGATTTGGCTATGGGTAGAACAGGACACGAGTTAGATGAGTTTGATGAAGAGGGTGGAGCACCAGAGGGTGGACACGAAGGCGCTGGAAGACCAAAAGAATTACCAAAATACAGTAAAGATGGAAGTGCTAGAGGAAGAGATCCTTTAGGTAAACACGATAGAGTAGTTGCTGCAACTAATTTAGCTCTAGCTCACTATGATAATATGAAAACATCTCTAAAAAAGATAGCTAAAAACGATAAAAAAATCATAAATGAATCAGAAGAGTTAAAAAAAGAGTATGAAAAGGAAGTAGATTCTACTCTAAATAACAAAATTTAATGTATTTATATATTTATAGTTAAGAGAAATTACGATAACACGGAGCATTTGTGTGATGAATAAAATAAAACATTCCAAAGTAAAGAATGTTGGTATATTGTATGAACTTCTAGCGAGGAAGTTAACTGCCGATGTTCTCAATGACAACACTAAAAGTAAAGCAGTTAACATCTTTAAAGAATTTTTCGGAAAAGATACTGAAATATCAAAAGAGTTAGAATTATATAACATCTTACAAAATAAAAAAACCAAGAATCAGGCTATGGCGACTGATTTACTTAACGTAGTTTTGGAAACTAGACAAAAACTATCTAATTCTAAGTTACGTAAAGAAAAGTATAACTTAGTTAAGAAAGTAAATGAATCATTTGATTCAAAAGATTTTTTTAACACAAGAATTCCAAATTATAAATTTTACGCTTCTGTATATAACTTATTTGAAGAAATATCTTCCGATAAAGCACTCGATCCAGTTGCAAAGGTAAACAGTAAGTTTACACTAATCGAAACAATATCAACATCAGTAAAGAAAAAGCAAGTACAAGAAAGTGAAGTATTTAGTGAATTTTCAAAAAGTGATGCAGATGTTAGATTACTCGCTTATAAAACATTAGTTGATAAGTTTAATAAAAAATACTCTAAGTTAACTACAGAGCAAAAAGAAGTATTGAAGAAATATATCTACAATGTTTCTAACAACGAAGAACTAAAAACTTTTGTTAATGATAAATTAAATGTCATCGAAGCAAAGCTTGTAAAACAAGTTAATAAAGTTAATGATGAAATCACAAGAATTAAGTTACACGGAGCTATCAATAAGATAGAAGAAATCAAAAATACAAAACACGTATCAGAAAAAACACTTACTTCTGTTTTACGTTATTATGATTTAGTAACTGAATTAGGAAAAGTTAATGAAAAAAAGTGAACTAATAGAACTTCTTAAAGAATTGATAAGACAAGAACTTGAAGAAGTATCAACTTCTGCAGCAACACCTGGATATATGACACCAAGAGCCTTTAGTGGTAAAGGCACTAAGGATGGTGTTCCATTAGATAGAAGAAAGCAAATAGCTAGTGGTAGTGGTTATGTATCTGAGGATATAAATGAGGGTAGATACCACGACTGGAGAAATAATGAAGAGTTCACACCAAGACAAAAAATTGGTAAATCAATGCGTGAAGTAAATTACACGTTGAAAAATTTAAGTAAACAAATCGATATGGCTGTTAGACTAAAAAGTGAATTAAAAGTTAATTCGAGTTCATATTGGAAAAATACACATAAGGCTTTAGGTAAAATAGCAGAAAGATTAGTTAGGCTATCTAACAAAATCGGTAAATTACAATGATAAAGCTAAAAGATTTTTTAGTAGAATCACCTCTCGATAAAAAGGCTGTTAAAGCTTCTAAGATGAAAATGATGAAAAAAGAAGCTGGATTAAGAAAATCTATGTTTGATATGCAACAAGCAATATTAAAAGATGCTAATCCAACTAACGTACAACTTTCAAAAGAGATAGGTAGAATGTATAAAAAGAATATAACTTCTTTTATGAAAGAGGTTGAACGTATTTATAAGAAAGTGAAATAGTATGAATAAACAACTTATAGTAGATTATCTACCTTTTGAAATAACACCTGAACAGATAACTGAATCTGTAAAAGAAAACAACGGAAAGCTAGTTGTACGTGGTGTATTACAAAGAGCAGAAGCTAAAAACCAAAATGGTAGAGTTTATCCTAAAGAAATATTAGTTAGAGAAGCTAACGAGTATTCAAAGAATTTTGTAAAAGAAAAAAGAGCTATGGGTGAACTTGACCATCCAGATAGTTCAGTAGTAAATCTTGCTAACGTTTCACATAATATTACTGATATGAATTGGAAAGGAAATGATTTAGTAGGTACTGTAGAAATTTTAACAACACCAAGTGGAAATATTTTAAGAGAATTATTTAAGAATGGTATCAAGTTAGGTATTTCATCAAGAGGTGTTGGTTCAGTAGAGACTGTAACCGAAGATAGTGGTAAGGAATCACAAGAAGTTCAAAAAGATTTTGAACTCATTGCTTTTGATTTTGTTTCTAATCCATCTACACACGGTGCATTTATGTATCCAATGAATGAATCAGTAGATAAGACACAAGGTAGAACTTGTGGAGATTATTGTAAAGTAGAACACGTTATTAATCAGATAATGAGAGAAGAATAATGCCAAAATACACAAAAGAAATGTGGACTAAGTGGAGAGATTTTAGATTATCTGAAGGAAAGATAAAAATGGGTTTTGCTGGATATGATAATTATTTTAAAACTATTGAAAGTGCTATGGATAGAGTTGACAGAAATATGAAAACTCTTATGAAAGATTTAGCAAAAGATAAAGATGCTGATTACAAAAGACAAGTATTAGAGTTACAGCGTTTTTATAAAAAATATGTGATTGAAATGAAAGTCAAATTAGCTGACTGGAAAAGAAAAAATACTTAGGAGTAAATTATGGGAATGAACGATCACCCAACCGCTTATAACGAAGCTCAAAAATTTGGAGTTCCTGGCAAATGGTCTAGAGTAATTCAAGTTAGTAATACAAGTGCTAGCTTCACAGGTTCCGACTTTGGAATGGGTGGTGTTATTATTGCTGAATCAGGTACTACAGGACACATAGACTTATGGGATGGTGGAAGAATAGATTTATCTAAACTTCAACAAAATCAATTATATGAGTTTGCACCAAAACATATGGCTACTAACAACAAAGTGGTTTACGTATTAAAGAAAAATCCAAAGGTAAGTTAATTTAATGAAACTAACCGAGATATATGGTTTAATCGAATACGCTGATAAAAATGGATTCTTTGACTTGGTTGAAGATGAAATGTGGGAGAATTCGAAAACAGTTGATGAAATTGCATTAGCTTTTCTAACTGAATTAAGAAAACGTAGAGTAATACGAAATCGTAGGGTTAAGTTAAAAGCATTTTGTCCACCTCGTATGAAGTATAGTCCATCTAAAAAAGCTTGTGTGATGGTAAGTACAGGTGAAAGAGTTAGAAAGAAAAGGGGACAGAGGAGAGCTGCTATAAAAAGAAAAGCAAAAGGTAAAAGAATTTTAAGAAAAAGAATGAAGTCATTAAGACTTAGGAAATCATTAGGACTAAGAAGATAATGGAAAAATCTATTTATAAAAGACTGATGGAAAATATGGTTGATGAAGCACCTTTAAGTTCAGCATCACAATTACCATTTAGTTCACCAGAGGCAAAGAAAATGGTTGAACAAGATGTTATGAGGATGGGAAAGATGATTGGTAAAGCATCAGCACAAACTGTAAAAATGATGATGGATGGTGTAAAAGCTGGTAAGTATGATGCTATGGATTTACAAAGAGCAATAATGTCAGGTCCAGTTAGAGATACTGGAACAGGACAAAAAGATTTAATGAGGGCTTTATGGAACCGAGTAAGAGATGGTTTCAGAAGATACTCTAAACGAGGAAAACTTAGAAAGTAAGGAGCCAATAATGGTTAAAATGAAAGATATTATCAAAGAATTTGCAACAATAGGTGGTGTTGTTACTGAGAAGCCAGTAGGTAATGGTATTCAGTTATCAAAACTTATTAAGCAAGAAAGTATGGATGAAGAAGAAACAAACGTATCTGCATCTGATTTAACAGAAAAGTTATCTACATTTGGTAACTATAGAAAAACCATTTTTGGTGAGAACGATTTGAGAGAAGTAGCCAAAGGACTTTCTGAATTAGCAGAATATGCTAAGCAATATGCTCTTACTGAATCTGATGAAAATTTTGATAAGATTACAGTAAATCGTAATATGAAAGAATTAACTGGCTTTTCTAAACAATTTGGTAAGATAGCTGGTGAAGCACAACAACTAAAAGAAAGAATGGCTGTATTATATGAGGATATGGGTAACATTCTTGGAAGATACTTTGAATTAGGTGAAGCT